ACTAAATAAGATTGTTGAGTTTTTATCAGCAAATGAAGTTGAATTAACTTATGCAAAATTAGCAGACGGAACAATAGTTGAGTCTGCTACATTCGATGTAGGTGAAGACCTATTCGTAGTTTCAGAAGATGGAACTAAATCTCCAGCACCAGACGGTATGCATGACTTAATGTTGAAAGACACAGAAGGTAATGAAACTATGTTAAAAGTAAAATCTGAAGCAGGTAAAATAGTTGAAAGAGAAAATGTAGAAATGTCTGACGAAAAAGTAAAAGATATTCCTCAAGCAGGCACTTACACAAAGGATGATGAAGTTGCAGATGTACCTGGTCAAATTGAAAAGGGAACATTAGAAGCAGCTGAAGAAACTGAAGAAGTAATGCCAATTACTGAAGATGCAACTAAAGAAGACGAAGCTGAAATCGAAATTGAATTAGGTAAGAAATTAGAAGAAATGGCTTACAGAATTGAAGAGATGGAAAAAAAGATGATGAAAATGGAAGAAGCTATGATGCCTCCAGTAGATGAAACTGTAACTGAAGAAGTTGCAATGGCTACTGAAGAAGAAGAGTTACCTAAATTAGATGGTGCTCCAACAGAAGAAGCTTTAAAATTCTCAACTGACTCAAATAGAAAAAATTATGGTAAGAAAGTAACAGACTCACAATCTAATTTCTTATCTAAACTTTATAAATAAATTAATCAAATCATTAAATTAAAAAAATGAAAGCAAGACAAAATTTCGCACTTCCTACGATAAGCAACTCTACCTACGCAGGTGAGGCAGCATCAGGATACATCGCAGCAGCGTTGTTAAGTGCAAACACTTTGGATAAGAAGCTTGTAACTATCATGCCAAACGTGAAGTTCAAATCTGTAATCCAAAAATTAGAAGTAAGTGGTATCGTACAAGATGCTTCTTGTGACTTCACAACTTCAGGTAGCGTAGCTATTTCTGAGCAAGTATTAACTCCAAAAGAGTTACAAGTTAACTTACTATTATGTAAGCAAGAATTCGTAGATAGCTGGGAAGCATTACAATTAGGTTTCTCTGCATTCGATGAAATTCCAAAGAACTTCAACGATTTCTTAATCTCTTATGTAGGTGGAAAAGTTGCAGAAGTAACTGAAGAGTCAATCTGGCAAGGTGTTAACGCAACCAACGGACAATTCGGTGGTTTCCAAACAGCATTCTCTGCATCTATTGCAGCGGGTGGTGCAACAGCAGTAGTATCAGCTAAGAGTGGTTCAATCGTAATTTCTGGAAGTGTAACTTCTGCAAATGTATTAGACAAATTAAACTCAGTTGTAAATACTATTCCTGCTACAGTTTATGGTAAGCCTGATGTATTGTTATATGTTGCTACGGATGTAGCTAGAGCATACCAACAAGCATTAGCAGGTGGTGCTATCGGTGCAAACGGATGGAACAACCAAATGAACGTGGGTGAAAAACCATTCAACTTCAATGGTATTGAGATTGTATGGTGTCCAGGTATGAGTTCTTCTAAAATCGTTGCAGCTCAAAAATCAAACTTATTCTTCGGAACAGGTTTACTTTCTGACTACAATGAAGTAAAAGTATTGGATATGGCTAACATCGATGGTTCTCAAAATTACAGAATTGTAATGAGATACACAGGTGGTACTCAGTTCGGTATTGGTCAAGACATCGTATACTACGGAGCTTACGCTTAGTAATCAAAAAATATTTTAAGAAGGTGGGGAGTATCGTAGAACAGAAACCCACCAACTTATATAACAAAATTAAAAATTAAATATATGCCTTGTTCATTAACTCTAGGAAGAAACGAAGTATGTAAAGAAAGCATCGGTGGTTTACAGGGTGTTTACTTTATCAATTACGTGACCGGTTCTTTCACAGAAACATCAGCTCAAACAGCAACTCCAATGGGATTGTTGTCAGGTGTTCCATCTGGGTCAATTTTGTATTACTACGAATTGAAAGGAACTAGTGCATATACCGAAACTGTCAATACTTCAAGAGAGAACGGAACTACATTCTTTTCACAAGAATTAACTCTAAACTTAAAGAAGCTAACAAACGAAATGACTACTCAATTAAAGCTTATGGCTTATGGTAGACCTCAAATAATTGTTTGGACTAATAATGGTGATGCGTTCTTAGTAGGTAAAAAAGAAGGAGCGGATATGACCGGTGGAACTATACAAACAGGTGGAGCTTTAGGAGACCTTTACGGATACTCTTTAACTTTCACAGGTATGGAACAATTCCCTGCTCAATTCTTATCTGGAAGTTCTACTACAAGTGCATTAGGTGGATTAACTGCAAACTACACAATAGTTTACGGAGCATCTGCATAATATCATTCGGTATAAACACTAAAAATATTAACCCTACTCTTCGGAGTGGGGTTTTTTCATTTAACTATTATTACCAAATTAGTTGTTATTATATTATAAACACAAGATAATGCTAAGCTATTACATATCTCAATCTAACTCATACACTATTAGAACACAGACAACAGGTAGTAATGAATTTACTATGAGTTTGACAGATATGATGGGACTAAATACATTTACTGCTTCTATTACATCTGCTTCATATACTGCATACGAAAGTATTCTTGCATTCACTGCAAGTATTCAAAGTGCAAGTGTAGGAAGTGAGTATCGTGCAACTCTATACAACCAATCAGGTAGTTCTTCAATTAATATTTGGAATGGTAGTTGGCAAGTATATGCATCTCAATCAATAGACAAATCGGTATACGAAAATCAAAATACACAATATGTTTCACACGAAAGTGAGAACAAATATATCATAATGGATTAACATGAAAGGACAACAAAAATTCTCAATAGTCAATGTAAATAACAACTCTCTTCCAATTATACAGGAAGATACTAAAACTCGTTATCCGTTCGTTCCATTTGGTGTGTATGGTAATGACGATTTCTTTGATGCAGTTACTACTGCTTTCAATGTTAGTACAACTAATGCAGCATCTATTGAAGGTATTGCAGATTTAATATTTGGTAAAGGTTTATATTCAAAGAATGAAGCATTCAATGAAACTTTACAGAAAATAATTCCACAAGAGGAAATTAAAAGAGTTAGTTTTGATTTGAAACTATATGGTAATGCTGCATTCCAAGTTTATTGGGATGAAACACATACTAAGATAAAAAAGATGTACCATGTACCTGTTCAATTATTAAGAGCAGAGAAGTTGGGTTCATCTCCAATGATTGAAAATTATTACTATTGTACTGACTGGAACGACCAAAGAAAGATACGAGATAAAAAGAAAATACCTGCATTTGAGACTTCTAATGAAAAGATGGAAATACTTTACATTAAACATTATTGTCCAGGTTTGTATTACTACTCTTTACCAGATTGGGTTTCTGCTTTACAATTAGCAATGGCTGAAGGTGAGATAAGTAATTTACACTTTAATAATATTGTTAATGGTTTCTTACCGGCAGTAATGTTAAACTTCAACAACGGAGTTCCAGCACCTGAAGAAAGACAAACTATTGAAGATTTAGTTCAAGCTAAGTTTACAGGTACGGATAATGCAGGTAGATTTATGTTGTCGTTTAATGATGACCCTGCAACTAAACCAACAATTGATGTAATTGATATCACAAACTTACATGAGAAATACGACTATGTTGCAGAATACACACAAGATAGAATATTAGTTGCACATAGAGTAACATCTCCTTTACTATTTGGTATTAGAACAAAGAACAATGGTTTCTCTTCACAATCAGAAGAAATGAAAACTGCATTTAGTATTTTACAAACAATGACTATTGCACCTTTCCAAAACATTATCTTAAATAGTTTAGATTACGCATTAACTTGTGGTGGATATGCAGATGCTCAATTATACTTTGAACAATTAACTCCATTAGTAATACTTGCACAAACTGCAGAAGAAACTGGTAAATCAATAGGACAAGTAGAAGATGAGACTAACGATAGTATGGAAAATCCTGCAACAACAGATGATAGTGCAGACCAAACACCAGTAGAACCAATACCAACAGAAAAGTTTTCAATGTTGGAAGTTAATAACTCACAATACGAAATATATAAATAAAAAATATGTCATACGCATTATTCATAAATAGAAACGATATTATAAAGAACTCTCCGTTGCAAGGTGCAATAGATGCAGATGCTTTATTGCCGTTTTGTAGAACTGCACAAGATAAATACTTAAAGAACTTATTAGGTACAGTTCTATTCGATTATCTACAAGCACAAATCACAGCAAATACTTTTAGTAGTTTAAGTTCTTATTATCAAGACTTAATGGATGACCATATTAAATATACCCTATTGTGGTATGCATGTGTTGAATACATTCCATTTAGTTCAGTTCAATTTAAATCTAATGGTGCAGTTAAACAACAAAGTGAGCAAGGTATAGCTCCTGCTAAATCTGAAATTGATTATCTTTTGAACAAAGCTCTAAACAATGCAGACTACTACGCATTGAGATTGCAGAATTACTTAATTGCATATTCTAATAATATACCTCAATACTTAGAAAGTGTTGGAAATCAAACTCAAATATATCCCGACCAAAGTAATCAATATTTTGGTGGTATACAATTATAAGCTATGGCAATAATTCATAATACAGGTGCAAATTATACTCTCTATTATAATGCTTTGAATTACTTCAAAACAATAATGAGTAATCATCCGTCTATTAATTCAGTAACACAAGGTAATATCAACAACATAGATACCGATGAATATCCTGCATATCCATTTGGAAATATCTTAATAACTGAAAGTAATTTTGGTACTAGTACAACCAATTATACAATTCAGTTAACGATTGCTGACAAGATTAAAAATAAGAATAACGAAAGTGGTGATAGAACTAATGCACAAACTATACCTTTTTATAGAACAGATGATGTAGTAGACATTCATGCAAACACATTAGCTATCTTAAATGATTTAACTTCTTATACACAAAGAGGAGTTGCAGGATTTGACATAACAGGAGATATAAATTGTACTGCATTCTCTGAACAATTTAATAATGGATTAGCTGGATGGGTATGTGATTTTACACTTACCACACACAACGATAGACCTATATGTTTATACGATTTATATCCTAGTGGGTCTTTTTAGATACAATGCCTACATTACAAGACATAGCAAAACAGATTAGTTCTCTTGCACAACTAAACTTACAAAGACAACCTACCCGTGCAATAGATACAGGCAACTTACTTCGTAAAGTTAAGGCTGCAAATACTCCTGCTACAATGGTAAAGGAGTTAAAGACAAAGGATAAGTTCTCTTTTGAAATTGAATTAGACTATGCACCTCCAGGAGCTGAATACGGACAATTTGTAAACGATGGTACAT